TCTCACAGTGAAGGCACCCGCATGAGCAATGTGATGTACGACGGCTATCAGCTTCTACTCGATGCTGTTGCGCGTGGTCTCCAGCCTGATCCCAGTCTGCCGCTTGACCAATGGGCAGATGAATTCATGATCATCCCCAAAGAGACGGGGGCATCAGAGCCGGGTAAGTACCAGACCTCACGCACACCGCACGCCAGGCTGCCCATGCAATGCCTGTCCGCAGCGCATCCATGCAAACGTGTCGTCGTCCAGGGCGCATCTCAAATGCTCAAAACCCAGGTCGCACTCAACTTCCTGGCTGAAACCGTCCACCAAAGGCCTAAGAACTTCTTGTGGGTGGTCCCCACCGGAAAGCTCCACAAACGTGCAGCTGCTCGCATCGACAAAACCGTCGCCGCCGTCCCTCAGCTGCGCGATCGCTTTGCCAAGCCCAGCAGCCGAATCAGCACCAATAGCAACGACATCAAAGCCTACCCAGGCGGTGCGCTCTACATTGCCACCGCTGGCGCAGCTGCCAACCTATCCGAGCTGTCCGTCACCTACGTTGTGTATGACGAAGTTGATCGATCTAAAGACAACATCGGCGGCGAGGGTGACCCTAAAGAACTGGTCGAGACCCGCCAGACCTCGCACGAACGCGATCGCAAGTCCTATTACCCCAGCTCGCCCACACTGGAAGGCGAATCACCCATCAATGACCTCTACCGCAGCGGCACTCAGCGCGAAGCCCTGGCAGAGTGCATCCACTGTGGCCATGCACAGACGCTGGACTTCTTCCGCTTGATCCGGTCTGAGGATGGCCTGCGCGTCATGTACCCATGCATCGAGTGTGGGGGGCTGCACGAGGAAGGTGACAAGTCCCGCATGTTTGCCCGTGGCCTGTGGTCAGACGGAAAGCCTGGGGATGGCGAGACCGAATCCTTCCTGATCAGCGCCATGTTCCTGCCCTATGGCTGGCTCCCCTGGATCGCGCTGATGAAACAGTACGACAAAGCCAAAGCCAAGCTGGAAGAGGGCAGCGAAGAAGCAATGATCGTGTTCTACAACACACGTCTTGCACTGTGCTGGGCCCGCACCAAGGAAACCACCCGTTACGACGAACTCATGCAACGTGCCGAGCCCTATCGCCTAGGCACCGTACCCATGGGGGGGCTGATCCTCACCGCAGCGATCGATTGCCAAGCCTACCGCCTAGAAATGAAGACCATCGCCTGGGGCGAAGGCATGGAATGGTGGGTTGTCGATTACCAAATCATCCACGGGGCGCCATCAGAAAAAGCCACCTGGGACAAAGCCGACGAACTTCTTAAAACCAGATACCGCCACGCGTCTGGCAACTACCTCAGCATTTCAGCCGCCATGATCAATGCAGACGGCAAAGGCGGGACCTCACAAGACGTCTACAACTTCTGTGCACCGCGTCGTCGTCGCAACATATTTTCAATCAAAGGGCACACCCGCCCAGGGCGCCCAATCCCCTCCAGCAACCCTACCCTGGTGGACATCAGCTGGCGCGGCAAGACCGAAAAACAGGGTGCACAACTGTGGTTTGTGGGCCCCGATACAGCAAAGGACTATCTCCAGGCCCGTTGGAAGATGATGGCCGGATTTGGTGCGGCGCACTTCTCTGCTGATTTGCCTGAGACCTATTTCAAAGGCCTCACAGCCGAGTACCGCACATTCGGATACAAGCGCGGGCGTCGTGTCAGCTGGTGGGAGCAAAAGAAGGGCGAAGCCAACGAGCCCCTTGACTTAGCTGTTTACAACCTCGCAGCTGCATACTTCTTAGGCTTGCAAAAAAAGACCGAGCACGGCTGGCAGCTCCTGCGCGACAGGCTGATGCCCGTTCAGGGCGACTTGCTGTCCCTCATAGAAACCGTACAGGCGCTTGCACCCATTGGTGAAGTAAATGCGGCCAATCCAGCTGACGCTGCTGATAGCTCCGGCTCCAGCATCAATGCACAGTCGTCAACCCCAAGTGCCATACCTGAGCCTGAACGCGCAGCCGTCAATTTACTCGCCAGACGATCATTCGCAGATGCACGAAAGGCGCGTGCATGAATAAGCAACCGCCCGTAATTGCCGACCAACACCAGGAGGACCCGGATATCGTCCGCGTCATCATTGATCGCGTATCGGCCTTGGTGCCAGAAGCTCAGCGCCAACAGCTTACCGATGTCGAAGCCCAGGTCCGCACCCAATACGGCGGCATGCGTGTGCGAATTCCCAAGCGCAAGAAATACATGACCCCCCAGCAGCGGCAGGATATTTCCAACCGTGCAATGTAAGACACAAAATCCAGCAATCAGCAGCTCATTCAGGAAGCAGGCATATCGCGTAGGCACTGGTACGAAATCATCAAGAACCGGGGCGGCTAGTTTCCAAAGTAGTGCGGAATTGCCCTATTTTTTTTGAATGCGCAGTTCCAAACTCGCCGCATGGCCGGAATCACACTCGCACAAGCACAAGCCCAGCTCGACATCTGGATCGCCGCAGACATAAAAGTTGCAACAAATCAATCCTATGAGATTGAAGGACGCGTTTGGCGACGCGCAGATGCTGCTGAAATTACCCGAAAAATTGAATACTGGAACGCCAAGGTTCAGTCCTTGAGCCTGTCAGCGCAAGGTCGCAGCCGCTCCAGAACCATGGTGGTGCGCTGACATGGGCACCACACATTTGCGCAAACCAGCAGCGCAGCAAAACTTTCTGGACAACGTCATCGCCTACGTGGCCCCCAAGTGGGCACAGCAGCGCCTTATGGCTCGCCATGTGCTGGCTCTGTCAGGCGGCTATGCCGGCGCTCGCAACAATTCAAAGCTCGGCACTTGGAACCCAGGTTCAGGGTCACCCACTGTGGACGCAATTGCAGACTTGCCCACGCTACGAGACCGCAGCCGAGACGAAATGCGCAACAGCGGCGTCGCCAGCGGCGCAGTCAACGGGGCAGTCAGTGGCATTGTGGGCACCGGTCTGTCAGCCACGCCAAGCATCAACCATCGGGTGCTTGGGCTCAGTCTAGAAGAAGCCAAGGCTTGGAATACAAATACCCGCACTCGCTTTGAAGTTTGGGCCGCGTCTGAAGACTGCGATGTCTCCCGAACCAACGACTTCTACGGCATTCAAGAACTGGCCAAACGCACTTGGCTAGAAAGTGGTGACGGCTTTGTTAACACTCCACGCATCAACCGCAATGGTCGAGCCCGTTTGGCGCTGCAGTTGATCGAAGGCGATCGTGTTTGCAACCCAGCCCGCACTGCCAACACCCCCACATTGATCGAAGGCGTTGAAATAGACCCCACCACCCAAGAGGCAACCCATTACCACATCGCCGCGCGGCATCCAGGCGACACTTACGCCGCAGGCAATGAATGGACCCGCGTTGCAGCGCGAAGCCCTAATGGTCGGCGCAACGTTCTGCACTTGTTCAAGCCGATTCGCCCTGGTCAGGTGCGCGGCATTCCCTGGATCGCCCCGGTACTGGAACCCCTCAAACAGCTCGACCGCTGGACCGAGAACGAACTTAACGCTGCCGTCACCAGCAGCATCTTCAGCGTCTTTGCCAAGATGGACGGCGAAGCATTCCAATCCATTTTTGACGGCGATGGCGAGAGCGAAAAACTCATCGACCAGCGCGCCAATTGGTCTGGCGAACTCACATCCGGCAAAGCCATCAACCTGTTGCCAGGTGAAGAACTTGGCAGCGTCAGCTCTAGCAGACCTAACCCACTGTTTGACCCGTTCTGGATGGCCATGGTCCGCACTATTGGCATGTCGCTGGAGATCCCGGTCGAAGTCCTCACCATGCATTTCCAAAGCAGCTACAGCGCTGCCCGTGGTGCCTTCCTCATGGCCTGGAAATACTACAAATCCAGGCGCGACTTGCTAGCCAAGAAGCTTTGCCAGCCGGTCTACGAGCTCTGGCTGGCCGACGAAATTGCAGAAGGCCGCATCGTCGCACCTGGGTACTTTGTTGATGAATACATCCGCGCCGCGTGGAACAAGTGTTTGTGGACAGGCGATGGCCCCGGCTCCATTGACCCAAGCAAAGAAGTCGACGCGGCTGAAAGGCGAGTTGCCATGGGCATCAGCACCCTCGAAGCCGAAAGTATTTTGCATGACGGAGTCGACTGGGAGACCAAGCACCGCCAGCGCACGATCGAAGTCGCAGCCAGGCGCGACGACGGCGTCGAACTGCCAATGCCAGGTGCGCCAGCACCACAACGCCAGGCAGACCCACAAGACTCAGAAGACGACCCAGTCGAGCCGCCCAAATTTCCAAAGTAGTGCGGAATTGCCCTATTTTTTTTGCACCGAAATTTCTACAGTCCTCACATCATGAAGCTCACAGAACTCCTCACCGCACCTTGGGCCATCGTCCCCGACAGCCTGCGCGAAATGCAGGAGATCTACACCACCCACCTCAAAGGCCCCAAGATCGACATTGCCGCCATCGAGGCGCGCTTGGGCAGGCCGCTGGCTAACGAACAGCAAAGCTACACACTGCGCGAAGGCGGCGTTGCTGTGCTGTCGGTTGAAGGCGTCCTTGCACCCAAAGCCAACCTGCTGACGCAAATCAGTGGAGGCGTCTCCACACAGATGTTGGTCAATCAGATCCGCAGCGCTGGCGCAGACACCCGCGTCAAAGCCCTTGTTCAAGCCATCGATTCACCTGGCGGCTCCGTGTTCGGCTTGCCAGAGTGGGGCGCAGCCGTCAGTGAGGTGGCCGCCATCAAGCCCGTTGTCACCGTCAGCGATGGAACCCTGTTCAGCGCGGCATATTGGGGCGGCAGCGCAGCCAATGCTATTTACCTCACAGGCGGTATGGCACAAGCAGGCAGCATCGGCGTGTATGCCCGCATGGGCCTCAGCCAGCCAGACCCCGGCGCAGTTGAATTTGTGCGCGGCAAATACAAGCGCGGCGGCATCAACGGCCAAGCTCCCAGCGCCGAGTACATGGCTTATTACGAATCCCAGCTCGACTACATGTACAGCCTGTTTGTCGATACGGTCGCTGCCAACCGTGGCACAGATGCCGAAACCGTCCTTTCCATGATGGCTGACGGTCGCACCTTCATTGGTCAGCAAGCAGTTGACGCTGGCTTGGTCGATGGCATCGCCACGCTAGATCAGATCGTCGAACGCCTCGCCACAGATCCCGCGCAGTTTGCAAGCCGCCGCAAGGCCACGTTTGCAATCGGCGCAATCGCTCAACCCCAGTCCGGTGTGGCTGAGGCTGAGCAAACCACCGAGCCGGTGTTGCTCACCCCACCTCCAACCTCATCCCAAAGGAATCCCATGGATCGCCAAACCCTAGAGGCGCAGCACCCCACATTGCTCGCCCAACTTCAGACCGAATTCGCGGCTGCAGGCGCAGCGGCAGAGCGCCAACGCATGGCTGACGTTCGCGCACAAAGCTTACCCGGCCACGAGGCACTCATTGAGCGCCTAGCAGCTGACGGCACCACCACTGGTGCACAAGCCGCTGCCGCCGTTGTAGCGGCAGAGCGCAACGCCCGCCAAGCCCATGCCCAGGCACAGGCAACCGATGCACCGGCACCTGTTGCCCTCGTGCCAATTGCCACGGTGCAAGCCAGTACCAGCGCCGTCGCGGCCGACACCTCACCCGAAGGTATCGAGGCCAGCGCCAAAGCCAGCTGGGATAAAGACGCCAATTTGCGTGCCGAGTTTGCTGGTGTTTTCACCACATACCTCGCTTACGCCAAGGCCCAAGCCGCTGGCCAGATCAAAGCTCTCAAGTCCAAGGAATAACCCATCATGAAAACCACACACAATCTCCTGCGCTTTGCCGCCATCGCTTTGCTCGCCTTTGTTGCGATCTGCATCATCACGCCGCTGGGCATGCATTTGGGTATCCAGCCGCAAGACGCCATGCTTTTGGGCGTGGGCATGACCACACTGGCTGCCGACGTTTCCCGCCCGTATGAGCTGGGCGACCGCAACCACATGCCCGTCATTGCTGCAGACATCATCTACGAAGGTGCTGCGGTGGGTGACAACGGCTCTGGTTACGCCCGCCCATTAGTTGCTGGCGACCCTTTCCGTGGTTTTGCTGCCATGCGCGCGGACAACGCTGCTGGTGCAGCTGGTGCAGTTCAGGTGGAGCTTCGCAACGAAGGTCAGGTCCAACTCTCCATCGCATCCCTTGCAATCACCGACGTGGGTAAGCCCGTTTACGCTAGCGACGACGCCACCTTCAGCCTCACCGCCACGAGCAACAGCTTTATTGGCCGTGTCAAACGCTTTGTATCAAGCGGTGTTGGCATCGTCGATTTTTGCGCTTGCAAAGGCGAGCTGGGAAGCTTCACTGCACTTACCGATAACTCCACCGGTACGGCAAGCGACACCATCGCTGCCATTTCTGACGCGGCCACCAAGAACGCAATTGCCTCGCTGACCGCCAAGGTCAACCTGCTGCAAAAGTTCCTGGCCTAACCCCTTCAACACATCTCTGACAAGGAATCTTTCACCATGTCCGCACAAGACCTTTCCAGCCGTGCCGTCACCGGCATGTATTTCGAAGCCCTGGCCGCGCAAAACGGCGCTGCCTGGATCAACGCACTCTCCAACTATTTCACCAGCGACCAAAGCACCGAGGCCTACAGATGGCTAGGCATGCCGCCCGCGCTGCGCGAGTGGATCGGTGGGCGTAACGCCAAAGGCTTCACTACCAATGGCATCGACATTGCCAACAAGCATTTTGAGAGCACCATCGATATCGCGCTGCGCGACTTGCGCCGCGACAAAACGGGTCAGCTACGTGCCCGCATGTCCGAGCTGGCCGAGCGTGGCAATACCCACTTTGCCAGCCTGCTCTCCACGCTCATCGTCAATGGCGCGTCCACAGTCTGCTACGACGGTCAGTACTTCTTCGACACAGACCACGCCGAAGGCTCCAGCGGCACACAGTCCAACAAGATTGACGTCGATATCTCTGCGCTGCCCGCCAGCGTGCACGGCACTGCCACAGCCCCGAGTCCTGAAGAAATGCAGCAAGCCATCCTGGCTGCCATCACCCAGATGTACACCTTCAAGGACGACCAGGGCGAGCCACTCAACGAGACAGCCGCCCAGTTCCTGGTGCTGGTGCCCGTTGGCCTCAGCGCAGCCACCATGGCGGCGCTCAGCATGGTGCGCCAAGCCGGTGCCAGCACATTCGCCATTGAAGACTTCAGTGTTCGGGCAGCCATCAATCCACGGTTGACCTCTGGCGGCTGGACCGACAAGTTCGTCGTAGCCCGCGCTGATGGCAGCGTCAAGCCGCTCATCCGCCAAGAAGAAACTGCCCCTTCCCTCAAGGTAAAGGACGAAAACAGCGAATACGCATTTGACAACGATGCTATCCAGGTCGGCATCGACACCTGGCGCAACGTTGGCTACGGTCGCTGGCAAGGTGCCGTCCAGGCCACGCTGGTTTAAACGCTATGCGCTACACAGCCATTGCCATCGTCACCCTGCCTGCAGGGGCTGTGCTGGGGCTCTCAGAGCTTCAGGCGGCCACCCGCAAGCACGCGCTGGAGCCCGGCAAAAAGAAGGGCTTTTACCTCAGCACGGCTACCGTGCAGTTCAAAGTCGGTGAACCCTTTCACTACGACGGAGATCTGCCAAAGGGCTTAGCTGACTGCGTGGAGCGCGAAGAATCCGCCCGCCAGGCTGCCAAGGCCAAAGCCGAAGCAGACGCCAAGGCTCATGCCTTTGATCAAGCCAAGGCCAACTATGACGCTGCCCTTGCAGCCTGCGCCGCCGTCACCGACCAGACTCCCCCCGAAGAGGCCGTCCGCCTCAAGGCTGAAATGGAACAGGCTACAGCGGCACTAACCAAGCTGCAGGGCTAAGTCATGGCGTTCACCGAAGACTTCTCAGGCTTCTTTTCTGACGAAGAGTTCGCCATTGGCGCACTACTCGACGGAGCACCTGTCACCGGCATGCTGAAAGCAGGCTTTGCAGGTGCAAGTATGGAAGGCTTCGGCACGGCTGGCACATCCCCTGAGTTTGTACTACCTGCTAGCAGCGTACCCGCAGGGGTCGAGGGCAAAACCTTCGTCATTTCCAGCGGGCATGCCGCAGGCACCTACCGCGTCGGCAACGCCTACCCAGACGGCACCGGCTTGGTCACCCTTCACCTCCTTTTGCAAACCACCCCCACCTGAAAGACCCCATCATGTCCTCTCATACCGCTGCGGGCGCCACGCTCAAACTATCGGCAGGCGTGCCTGCCACCTTCGACGGCACAGGCTACGCTGCGCTCACCTACACCACTGTGGGCGAAGTGATCGA